ACGCCTTTCGCAGGTAAGAGCATCTGCTCAAGCCTGTCCAATGTGGTCATCCTTGAAGGGGTGATCACATCAGTAGGTAGCACTCTGTTTTCACAGACTGCTTCCGGTACTCCTGAAAGACCCCAGGGTTCCCTAGGAGAGAACCACTGGCCTATCCAAGTGCTGTTAGGTAACAGCGCCAGGAGGACCTGCCAAACCTTCTTGTCGAAGGTTTCGAGCTTCTCAAGAATGTAGTCTACTGAGACTGCATTGTGAGGAGATCGAAGAGTAGTTTCGCCGTAGATGTTATGGCGAACTATTCTAGATAGGCCCATCAGAGAGCCAACCACCGACTCATTAGCATCCAAAAGACATTTTGTCTTGTAACTTCTCTCTTCAAGGCTTTCGCCTTTAGGATTGAAATTAAGACCGATGGGTAAAGTACAGTACTTTACCAAATCGAATATCTTTCGTTGCCTTTGAGTCAGCAGTGATCGACTCCGGATGCCCAACTGACGACAGATATCAAGGAAATTGTCGTTAGAAATTTCCTTCCACTTCAACTGCGGTATAACCGAAGTAGGAGTGTATATCTTTCCCGCAAACTCACAAAGGTTTGCGCTCGTGATAGATTTATCACGAGAGTATGGGCACGACATCTCTTCAAGTTTCTGAACGTAACTGTTGTAGAGAACCTCATCAAGGATCACTACATCATCGCCGAGCACGAAGAACTTGTCATCGTGTCGACAACCGTTCAAAAACCAAAGAAGTACACCATGGGTTAAAGTAAAGGCAGCGAAACTTGGATATAATCCAAGCGGCTGTCCTCGCTTCCATTGAAGAACTCCTAGCGGAGATCTCCAATTAGACTTCGAAATAGTCTCGAAGAGACTTATATCGGAGATTGGCCCAAAAATGGACTTCAGAACCGTGAGCTGAAGACTTAAAGGAAAGTAATCAGTCGCGGAACTAAGATCGACCGAATAAACGGTCTTTCTTTCGTTGAGATGCCTCTGGAGAATTGGCTGAGGCTTAAGTTGATCATAAGTACAATCCCAAGGTAGGGATTCTACTATCTTATAGATCGCTGCACCAAATCGCTTCAAGGCGAGTTGGTGAACAAGGTGAGGACTTGCTATACTACGCAATTTCCCGCCTTGTTGTTGGAGAAAATGAATCTCTCCACCCTCTATAAGATCAGGGTCACAGTCCATATTGACCTCTTGTAAGAGATCAATCATTCCATCCATCCCCGAAAGGACGGGTGAATAGAGATCCTTGTACTTGAAGTACAGTGATCTATGGCTAGGATGTAGGAAATATGCTGCATTACTGAGCACATCCTCATCCTGACCTCGTTTTGGAAATCGGAG